GGTGATACTTGCAGCGGAACAGCAAAACCAACTCGATGAGCACAAGGTGATTGATGTTCGTGTTCAAACCAGACACGATGAACTGGCTGGAATCGCTGCCGACCTCGGAATTGAAGTCGGTGCTATCGAAGATGCCGCGCGACAAGCAGATTGCGGCATTGGCGGAATTGAAAGCCAGAGCGTTGAAGCAGTGGGGCGGCGATGACCGATCAGAAGACGCAACCCGTAAACGAAACAAACGATCCGAGTCATCCCGAATATCAATTCCTGATTGCGTCGATCCTGACCGGCGTTTGCGATGCCTTGCAGATCCCGAGAGATTTCTTAGAACCTACATGCTCAAGAAATTTCGACAGCCATTCGGTGCTGTCCACAGTCGCATCATTCAGACGATACACGATCGAGCGTCAACTGGCGGAAAAAAAGCCGTGGCCGCGCCTAGAGGTCGAGGCAAATCGACCATTGTCAAAGGGATGCTGATCTACGCGACGGCTCGTGAGCTGGTTCGCTTCATCGTTCCAATCTGTGCCACGACGAACCTGGCGGGGCGAATTTATCGAGACTACCGAAACGAGTGGGGCAACAACGATTTACTGTTTGCAGACTTTCCAGAAATCTGTGCGCCTGTTCGACACTTGGAAGGAGCGCCACAGCGAGCGGCTCGCCAGCATGTTGACGGGCACCTGACGCACATCAACTGGAGTTCGACGGACTTCCTGAGATTGCCGAGAGTGCCAGGCGACGCAAACGACTTTTTGAAATCACAAGGCCGCGAGTGGTCTCCATTCGGCGGCGTGAAGATGGCCTTTGCTGGTCTTGATGCTGCCTTCCGAGGCATGAACATCGACGACGACAGGCCCGATTGCCTAATCATTGACGACCCCGAGACACGCGAATCCGCCAAGAGTCTACAGCAAATCGAAGACCGGATCGAAATCATTGAGAAGGACATTGAAGGGCTCGAAGGCCAGGACAAGCCTTTGGCAATGGTGATGGTCACAACGCTGCAGAACACCTACTGCGTTTCCGCTCAGTTTACCGACCCGGATCAGAAGCCAGCGTGGGAGGGCGAGCGATACGGCTGGATTCAAACGTGGCCGGATCGGTTGGACTTGTGGGACGAATACATCGCGAGACGACGCAAGGCACAGCGAGACGGCGACAGGCACGGCATGGAGGCGGTCGAGTTCTATCTGGCCAATCGTGCCGCGATGCACGCAGGCGTTGTGATGCTGGCTGACAACTTCAAAGAGATCACGTTGAAGGACGGACGGCATGCGGTGCATTCAGCGATTCAGGAAGCGTACAACAAAATCGCGGACACGAATCTGTCGGCGTTCAAAGCTGAGTATCAGAACGATCCAGACCCGGAGGAACAGGCCGAAACGTCGACGCTAACCCCTGGGCGAGTCGCCGGCCAGTTGTCCGGACTGCAGCAGGGCGAGATTCCGGACGCTCGTGTGTTCTCGTTCGTCGGCATCGATATTGGTAAATACAAATCACACTGGGTCAAGCTGTCCTGCACTCGTGAGCTGGTTTCATGGGTCACAGACTATGGAGTCGTGGAAACGCACGGCCTGTCGAAGTTTTCGTCAGAGCAGGCAATCGAACTGGCGATCCTTGAAAGCCTGAAGCAATTCGCAGACGGCGACGTGTTTGCGGATGCACAGCCCTTACTTGTGCTGGTCGACTCGGGAGACTTCACGGAATCAATCTATGAGTTCTGCAACCAGATGGGAGCCCCGTTCTATCCGTCGAAAGGCTGGTCAATGGATCGCTTCCGGCAGAAGAAACAGACGGACGACTATGAGCCTTTCCTGCAATCCTACGCACACAAGACGGCCGACAGCAAGCGGCGGGAAATGTGGCTGTACAACGTAAACACAGAGTTCTGGAAAAAGTGGGGGCAGGACAGATTCCTTGTCGATGCTTTCATGGACCATACCCGACTCGCCGGCAGTGTCGCGTTGTTCGATCCGCCGCACGCTGACATGAAGTTTCATCTGCAGTTTGCCCGCCACATGGTGAGCGAATCAGAACAGCTTGTGCCAGTCGATGGTAAGGTCAACAAGCGACAATGGATTGTCCACGACAAGAATAACAACCACTGGCTTGATGCTTACGCACTGGCATGTGCGGCGGCCGGATGCACTGGGTTGAGACTTGTTAATCCGGAGCCAGAACCAATCAAGCAGCAGGTAAAATCAGAACCGAAACCCCGGCTCGTGAATCCTCACGGGCAACCATTCCTTGCGACGGAGAGACGTTAATGGCGAAACCACTTCCACGAATTGACGGCACAGAAACAGTTCGCGAGTTGCGACCTGTCGAACAGAAGATTGAACAACCCGCACCACCGGAGGAAAACTACGTGACATCAATGGCCCATGTTCGCCGTGTCGACGTTCTTCTACCTCTGAAGCATCGCAAGATTCTGAGCGACAAGATTCGGAAGCTACAGGATGAAGGGGCGCGGCTAGATGACGGAACGGAAGTCACGGACAAGACGAAGGCGATGCTGTGGATTCTGGAAAACCTTGCAACTGCATGAATCCGATTTCCGGAAATCAAACACACGAATCATGTTTCGTGCTAACGTCCGGGCATGGTAATCGCGGACATTGAAACAGATCTGCTCACCTACGCAGACTTCGAAGAAGTTGCCAGCGTCTCACGCGCCAAGAGTTTCATCACGGCTGCAAAACGCTGGTTAATTCTTCGTGCCGAATCAGCGAGCAACCAGAGCAGTTCTTTGTCAATCGGAAAGAATTTTGTCGAGTCGATGCTCAAGCGGGCTACGGACTTCGTCGCGGCCAATCCATCGGCCAGCAATGTTGGCAGTGGCGTGCGATTCCTCGGAGTTGGAGACAACTTCCGATGAGCAAACGCAAAGGACCACGGACGATTCAGTCTGAGTTTGCCGACATCCGGGCCGACTACGACGCGACGCGGTACAGTCGATTCGTTCGGCGTCGCACTGGCGTGGCTCCAATGGGAGCCGGTCCTGATTACCATTTCCGCACAGAAAAAGAGTATTACGACCTGATTGAGCAAGCCCGCGACATGGACCGCAATGACGGTCTCGTCGGCATTCTTGCCGATCGTCGCGTCGATAACATTGTCCAAAGCGGGTTTACACTTGACCCAAAGACCGGCGACAAGGGGCTTGATAATGCACTGTGGCAATGGTGGGAAGATCTGTCGACTGATCCAGATCAATGCGACATCACTGGCGAAACCACATGGAAAGAGATTGAGCGTCAGTGCTGCCGAAGTGAATCGATTGACGGCGACATCATCGTCACTGGCACCGAGGACGGCACGTTCCAGCTTTTGGAATCGCATCTGATTCGGACGAAGTCAAAGACGGACGACACGTTTCTCGGAGTGACGACAGATGCGGTCGGCCGACGCCTTCAGTATCACGTCGCGGATGAGTTGAGCCAGTTTGGTCAGTTTGGTGACGTGACTCCAGTTGATGTTCGCAACGACGACGGCATCCGACAAGTCTTTCACGTCTTCAACCCAAAGCGGGCTAATGTCACGCGAGGCGTTACTCAACTGGCTCCTGTGTTTTCGCTGTCCGGAATGCTCGAAGATATTAACTTTGCGAAGCTAGTGCAGCAACAAGTTGTGAGCTGCTTCGCTGTATTTCGCAAGATGGCAGCGGGCGGAAATAGATTGCCATCTGCTGACGGGTACGGCGACGCAAAGACAGAAACGACAGCGGCGGGGAGTCGGCAACTTGAGGGTGTTTCGCCAGGCATGGAAGTCATCGGCCAGCCCGGTGAAGAGTTGCAAGGATTCAGCCCGAACGTGCCAAACTCGGAATACTTCCAGCAGGTCAAGTTGATTCTGCAAATCATCGGCGTCAACTTTGGACTGCCTCTTTGCCTAGTGCTGATGGATGGCAGCGAAACGAACTTCAGCGGATGGCGTGGAGCTGTAGACGAAGCCCGCAAGGGATTCATTGCAGACCAAATGAATTTGGTGCGTCGCCTGAATCGACCGGCCTACATTTGGCGTCTGTGGTACGAACTACAGCAAAAGGGCAGTCAGTTCCGGAAGTCATTCAGCAAACTGCAGCAGGGCATTTTTCGGCACAATTGGAATCTTCCAACGTGGTCATACATCGAACCAGTCGCGGATGCCCAAGGCGATGCTGAACAGTTAAAGAATGCTTTAACATCTCCGCGAAGACTACACGCGGCACGGGGCAAGGACTGGGAAGAGATTGCAGAAGAGTCGATTGCCGACAATGCGTTCGCCATTCAGAGGGCACAGACGCAAGCTGCTGCGATTAACGCAGAGTTTCCGAATGGGCCACAGATCACTTGGCGGGATCTGATCGCGTTGCCGATGCCTGCGGGAACGACGATGGCAATGCAAGATCCGGCAGCAATTGCTGTGCAGGAAAAGACGGCTGGCATGGACGCAGAAGGCGAACAGCCAACGGGCGAATTCGCAGGACTGTCCACCCAGCAATGGAACAGAAACAGAAAAGCAATCGCGAAAGTTTTAGAAGAACTGGCTCGCGGAGAATCGAGCGAACAGGCCGCGCGAGTGTATCTCGGCGGGATCGGACTCACTCAGCAGTCTGTCGACGCTTTGATCACGGACGCGATGGACGGCACGGTCGATACGCCAGAGGTTTTGAAGGATGTGCCAGAATCAAAAGGCAAGCCAGCGGCCAAGCGTAAACAAAAAGTCAAGGTGACAGCATGACAAAAACAATTCGAATTGATGGCGTGATCGGAAGCAGTGACGGGGAAATCTCCGCCGCCATGATCCGCGAACAACTGCCAGAAAACGGAACCGATCCAATCGCCGTGAAGATTCACAGCGAAGGCGGATCAGTGTTTGAAGGCTTCGCAATCCATGATGTGTTCGCCGCGTATCAAGGCCCAAAGTATCTGTCGATCGAGTCGTCTGCGTTCTCAATCGCTTCATTTATCGCATGTGCATTCGAAGACGTGGAGATCAGTTCCAACGGCTACATGATGCTCCACAACCCGTACGCAGCGGTTGAGGGTGACGACGAAGACTTTGCCCGCCAATCGGAGATGCTCGGCAAGCTGAAGACGTCGATGGTGTCTGCCTACGCTCAGCGATCCGGCAAGAGTGAAGACGAGATCAAGACCATCCTGAAAAACGAAACGTACTTGAACGCTCAGCAGTCCGTTGAGATGGGACTGGCGAAACGCATCGCCGGTCAGCCTGTCATTGGGCGAGCGTTCGCCAAAGTTAAAACCATGCCGCACGGAGTTGTTGCTGCCCTATTCGGGGCAGGCTCGGACGGCGAGAACCGCGAGACAGAAGGAAAACCAATGTCTACCGCACCAGTCGCCGCCACGATTCAAGAGATCAAAGCGGCATACCCAAAGGCCAAGTCAGATTTTATCGTGAAGTGCCTTGAACGGTCACTGCCGATGGCATCTGTGGCTTCAGCCGCTGCCGAAGAAATGATGAGCGAGAACGAAGACCTGAAAAAGCAGGTCACTGCAATGACGGAAGAGCTTGCCAAGTACAAGGCTGCTGAACTGGAAATCAGCACGGAAGACGAAGGCGAAGAAGCTCCAGACGCAAAGGCGATGGAAGATGAGGAAAAGAAGCCTGACATGCAAGCCAAGGCCAAAGCCAAGGGCGTGAAGCCAGTGGCCAAGGCTCGCACCAGCGGACCTTCCGCGAGTGCTCGATGGAATCAGGCAATCGAAAGTTGCTTGCCAAAGTGCAACGGAAACAAAATGAAAGCGGCCGCACTGGCAGACCGCAACAACCCCGGACTCCGTCAGGCTTTTGTTGACGAGTTCAACGCGCGGTAATTTTCGCGGCCCGGTGGCTTTCAATTCATCCAAATTCAAAAGGACAGAGATATGAGTCAGTTTTTCGAAGCTTCAGTGGTGCCTGACACCGCAGCAGGAGCAGTCGCCAAGCATCTGCGAGTCAAGACTCCGGGAGCCATCGCTGTTGCGGGTGCTCTCGATCCATCTATCGGAACAATGGACACGGACTGCCTTGCGGCTGGTCCATGTTCTGTGCGTCTGAAAACAGCAAACGGCACCAAGAAAATGATCGCAGCAGCAGCGGTCACTGCCGGTGCGTATGTCTATGGGGCAGCGTCTGGAAAAGTATCCTCCGTAGCGAATGGAAACGTCGCTGGCGTTGCTCGTGATGCCGCAACGGCGGACGGCGATGTTATCGAAGTTATGCCGTTCAACGGTATCGTCCAAAATCTCGTCACGGCATACGCTGTCAACGGTGCTTTGGCGGTTACTCCGGGCACAGCAACGCTCACCAAAGCGGGCGTCGCCGCGATGACACTGGCAGCCCCGACAGTTGCGCAGGAAGGACTGATTCTGAATGTCGTGTCTCAAACCGCGAACGCTCACACAATCACAGCCACTGGGCTAATTGATGACGGCGTGACCGGCGGAAGCAAGACCACAGCGACCTTTGCTGCTTTTGCTGGTGCGTCAATCACACTGATGGCGAGCAATCTGAAATGGGCCGTTCTGTCAAAGAACGTCGTCACCATTTCATAACGAAGCCCGATGCGTTGCCGGGTGGAGGTGGCCACCAAAGCCCGGCGACTTTTTACCATGTTTCATAAATCGCGTTGCATCGGGAAGAAAGAAATGCAATGCCATCTCCAACGAGCGCCCTGTCTACACAGCGGCCAGACCTAGCAACGTTCCTCGAATATGACTCAGAGTCAGACAAATCGGGCTACGTCGCAACAGAAGTGTTCCCAGTGGTTGACGTGATGAGTCAGGCCGGAAACTTCGGCAAGATTCCAATTGAGCAATTGCTCCAACAGCGTGACACGAAGCGAGCACCGGGAAGCGGATACGCTCGCGGCAACTGGACTTTTGACAAAGCCACCTACGCAACCGAAGAACATGGGGCGGAAGAGGTTGTCGACGATCGTGAAGCGAAAATGTATTCGGACTATTTCAAGGCTGAGCAGATCAACACAATGCGGGCGTTCTCGTCCGTGTTGCGAAACGCTGAGCAGCGAGTCGCGGATGCAGTGTTTAACACGACAACCTGGACAGGCTCAGGGTTGACGACGGCAGTTTCCATTGAGTGGAGCACGTCAGCGACTGCCGTTCCATTGACGAACGTGGAAGCAGCCGTGCAGAAGATTTACGACGGGTCCGGTCTGTGGCCAAACGCACTGATCATCAACCGTCGCGTGTTCCGCAATCTTCGCAACTGTGCTCAGGTGACTGATCGCATCGCGGCAAGCGGTGCTGGCTCGGCTATTAAGGCCAGCGACATTACGACTCAGATGCTCGCTCAGGTCTTCGATCTGGACTTCATCATCGTCGCCGGATCGAGCAAGAACAGTGCGAAGGAAGGCCAGTCGGCCACCCCTGCACAAATCTGGTCGAACGAGTACGCGATGCTTTGCAAGATCGCGACCGGCGGTGACATGCGTGAGCCTTGTATCGGTCGCACGTTCCATTGGGCAGATGACGGCTCGTCGATTGGCGGCACAGTGGAAAGCTATCGTGATGAAAAGGTTCGCGGCGACGTGATCCGAGTCCGCCACGATGTTGATGAAATCGTTCTGTATCCAGAAGCCGGGCACTTGCTCAGCAACATCACAGCTTGAGGTTGATCAGTGGTAACGACATTCGACTCACACTTTGTATCTGCAGGGTTCCCGATGTTGCTTGACAACTTCGGGGAGTCGGTTGTGTATTTTCCAAATGGCGGCGGGAGACGTCCGGTTCTCGCCATTATCGAGCGTAACCCGCCCGCCATTTTTGACGCCTCTGGAAACGCTGTTTTACCGACAGCAACGATTCGCGTTTACAACTCTTGCCGGTCTGGGATCGCATCCAGCGAGATCAACATCGGCAAAGATGAAATCGAGTTTGTGTTGAAGGTTGGGCAGACACTTCCGAAACGCTTTTCATTCATGACTCTGATGTCGCAAGACGCCGGGGTCAGCCAGTTTGCGGTGGTCTAATGACTGAGCCAGTCAATGAGCGAATTGTGGCAAATGTCCGAACGAGAATGGCGGTAGCGTTTTCTACAGCAGTTCGCTCGGCACAGATTGCCACATGGCAGCCGAAAGATTTAGTTGTGGTCGTTTCCCAAGGTGATCCAACGCCGAACGCGGAGTTGAGCTATCCGGGCAATCCGCCCGTGATTGCTTACGACATGGAAGTCATCGTGGCTGGAGTGGTAAAGCCTTCAGACGAAGAAACCACAGCAATTGACACGTTCAAGAATCGCATGGGGGCAGACATCATCACGGCCGCAACAAATGCCACGAACTGGCATCAGTGGGGCGGGCTGGCGATCAACACAACGCTCGGCCCGATTGAATCCTACACGGAAGAAACCGGCGGGCGTTCCGGGGTGATGGTGATGTTCAAAGTCACGTACCGAGTGCCGGAGAATGATCCGACGACGGTGTCAGCATGATAGCCATCGACATCGATGCAAAGCAGTTGAAGCGGTTGCGTGAGTCGGTCGGCAAGGCGAAAACGAAATTTGGCAGGGAGATGGCAGCAGCCATCAATTCGACTGCAAAGAAAACAAAACTAGACATCGGGCGAGACGTTCGAAGCGTCATTGCGATCAAGAAAAAAGAGTCTGAAGCCCCACTGAAGATACAAGCGAAAGCCACAGCGGAGCAGCCAAAGACAACGGTCAGCATTGCAAAAACTAGACGCCTCGGGCTGCGGCACTTTGGGGCACGTCAGGACCAGCGAGGCGTTTCGTTCAAGATCTCGAAACAAGGTGGACGGCAAAGAGTTGACGGGGCATTTCAGGGACCAAAGCCCGGCGTGATGAACGTGAAATGGAAAGGCAATGCGTTTCGTAGAGTCGGAAAAGAACGTCTGCCAATCATCCATTTGAGGGGCGTTTCAGCGTTCGGGGCATACGTCAAGAACAAGTTCACCAAGGCGCAAATCCAGCGAATCAACGACGAACTGCGAAAGCAGATGGAACGACGAATCAACCTCAACATTCTTCGAGCCAATGGGCTTGTAAAACGATAGGATAAAATATGTCTGGTTTACTTCGTCGCAGGGCAGTATTTGCAGCCAAGGTCGAGACTACAGTTGGGACGGCGGAATCGCTGACGACTGCCGAAGCGGTCTACAACGCCGAGGAATTTAGCATTCAGCCGAACGTTGCAATCACGCGACGCGAAGGTCAGGGTGGCTTCAATTACCTGCCGGGCATCCCAGAAGGAATGCAAGGAACATGTGTAATCAAACACGCCTTGACCTATGACGGAACAACCATTCCAAACTGGGCGGCCGTGTTGCTTCCTGCCTGCGGATGGGTCGACACCTCCGGAACATTCTCGCCAGTCACGCAAGGTCCGGGGCAAGCTGGAGGCGTTAAGACGCTGACGATCGGCCACTACAAAGACGGCAAAAGGTCGCTACTTTCTGGAGCGATGGGTACGTTCAAGTTCATGCTGGAAACAGGCAAGACTGGATTTATTGAATTCACGTTCACTGGCAAGTACTCCAGCAACGAAACCGACACAGCACTGATCGCTCCGACGTACCCGACTGTCCTCCCGTTGAGAGTTGCGGCCGGTGCGTTGACATGGAACTCGGTTGCACTCTGCACAAGCTCAGTCGAAGTTGACGCGGGCAACTCTGTTGTGATGCGTGAATGCGTCAATGCGACTGATCGCAGTGGATACATTTCCGCGATCGTCACGAATCGCGCCCCGGTGATTACGGCCGATCCCGAAACGCTGCTCGTAGCGACGCAGGACCGAGACGCTCTTTGGCTAACAAGTTCCCCGCAGGCGTTCTCGTTCCGAGTTGGAGCCGTCGCGTCATCGATCACAATTGCAGCCCCTAAAGCTCAGTTGGAGAACAAACAACAGGGCGGTCGAAATGACATTATGACAGACGACCTGACGTGGCTTTGTACGGCCGGAAGTGCTGTTGATACCGAACTCACAATTGCTTTTGATTGATTGGTTTATGCCTCGAAGTCTTGATCCTTCATCCAAGCTCACAATGGTTTTGGCGTGCGACGTCGACAAGACTCCGCAGCCAAAAATCTTTGCCAAAACACCTACTCTCAATCAGCAGCGGCGATTGGTTGCATTGCTGCAGGGTCTGGGCGGTGGCGACATTGCGGCAAGCATGGACGCACTGCTTGATGCGGCGGCCATGTGTCTGACGGGATGGGAACACATCCCTGTTGATTTCAGTCGTGAGGCAATTGGCGATGTGTTGACGCTGGATGAGCTGGTTGAAGTCTTCACGTTCTTAGCGGCATCCACGTCAGCGACTCCAGAAGATAAAAAAAAATCCGAGTTGCGGCCCTCGTGCGATGCGGTGAGCTTTGCAAGTCCTGCGTTGGGCGTTGTCGCAACATTGTAACACTGGAACAGCCAGCGGAGATTGAGTGTCCGGAATGCAGCGGCGATGGATGTGAACACTGTAAAGATGGATGGTTCGAGGTCACGAAATGCCCGATGAAGTTCATCGGGCCGGAACTCAATAGTGATATTCAGATCATAACGGCCAGCGAACATCATTTGCCCGTCATCGGTGGAATTCTTGACCAGTCGGCGTGGTGGTTTGAACTCAGAAGCATCCTAAGAAGCGAAGAACATCGGATCGAAAACGAACGAGATAAAAGGCACAACCTGTGAGCAACGGCATTGATTTTGTCATCGGCGGAAAGGACCAGGCAAAGCCTGCGATGTCCGCCGTCGAAAAATCGCTTCAGCGTCTTGAGCAAAAGACGGAGTCAGTCAGCAAGTCCACGCAACGACTGGCAGCTATCACGGGAACACTCACGGCGGTCTACGCAGCAGTCAAGACCGCAATGGCAGCACTGGGCGGAATCAATCGCATCAACGCGGCATTTGATGCACAGACCGAGTCTGTTCGCAGACTCAACTCAGCGTTGCAGATTCGCGGAGCATCGGCCGCATCGTCGCAAATGCAGGATGTCGCCAAGTCAATTGAGAAGATGACGGGCGTTTCAGACAACGCGGCCCTCGCATTAATGCAGCAAGCATCCGGAATGGGTTTTGCCACGGGCAAGATGGACGACGCTGCCAAGGCCGCTATCGGCCTCGGTAACGCAATGGGCAAAGATGCAGCGGCATCAATGGGAGATCTGAAAGCGGCCCTCGAAGGCAACTTCGACGCATTCTATGCAGTCAATCCGCAGATTATGTACATGCGGACGAATCAGGAGAAGCTCGCTGCCGTGATGGCCATTGCCAATCAGGGACTGGCGGCACAAGCGGCAGATATGACAACCGTGGCGGGTTCTGGCCGTCGTGCTGACTCTGCAATGTCTTCGCTGATGGAATCGATCGGCAAAATCATTGCCCCGATTCGCGTGCTGATCAATGCAGGGCTACAGCAATTGGCGACGTCTTTTGATGCGTTGCTCGCTCCTGCCGTCGAATACGCAACGCAGGTGCTCGAAAACATCGGGCCAATCATGGACTACGTCAAAGAAAAAGTGATTCAGGCGATCAACATCGTGATCGGCGCGTTCACGTTTTTAGAGGTAGTCGTCACGAATCTTGGCAGCGTGTGGGAGATCGCGAAGGCAGCGGCTGAACTGGCCATGATAACGATTTCCGAAACGATCATGCACACGTTGACGGAAACCATTCCGGCGTATGTCATGTGGTTCGGTGAGAACTTCATCAACTTAATGTCGGACGCATTCAACGGCGTAATCACGATCATTACAAACGCTGGGCGGATCATCGGTGAGGCGGTCTATCAGATTTTCGCGTTTATTGCGTCAGGCGGTGAAGGCGGAATCGATGGGCTAATGGCAGGACTGGGGGAAGCGGCTAGTATTAGCCTGCTTGATGGTTTCAAGTCGCAACTGACATCACTTCCGGAAATCGCGGCCCGCCAGTTAACGGAACGTGAAAAGGATCTTGCTGAAAAAATTGGCGCGGTTGGCGGAAGGCTCGGTGAGCAGTTTTCCGACAAGATGAAGGAACGAATGCTGGGCGTTGGGTCTACGCTTTCCAGTGAGGTCAAGAACGCGGCAAGCAGCATAGATCTGAAGATGCGGCCGTCCGTGATTATGGGAGGCATACCAGCGACCGAGGGGCGATTGCTGACACGAGGGCCGGGA